AGAAGATTTTTTATGGGTGCAAAAATTACTCGAAGGTAATCACCAAGGGTATCAGCATAATAAAAACAATCCAGCAAGGCCATTGGTAGGAACATTGTTTTGTCCAATCTGTGGGAAGAAATTGACTGTTTATGAAGTAAAAAAGAAGAAAGTACATCATTATAAATGCCAAAAATGTAATGGTGTTACAATAAACGCTAATACCACGCCAAGATCTAAAGGGATTGGAGCACATCAGATGTTTGAAAAGCTTATTAAAGGATATGAGATTCAGGATGGGTTCTTAGACGCATTAAAAGAATATGTTAAGCGAGATTATAAGGTGTTTTATAAAGAAAGTAATGATCGAAGCAGAATACTTGAGAAGGATATTTCAAAACTTGAAGATCAGCTTAAATCTTTAAAAAAAAGATATGCCTTTGATGAAGATTTCGATAAGGATGTTTATAGTGAATTTAAAACAGAACTTGAAGTGAAGATTTCCAAATTGACCAGAGAATTACAAAATTTATCACCAGAAATATCTAACCTAAATCAATACATTGATGCTGGTGCACAATTAAGCCAGAAACTGCTTCAATACTGGCAAAACGGAGATATTGAGACAAAAAGAAGGATTCAAAATACTGTTTTTCCGCATGGTCTGGTAATAGATACAAAAAAGAGAAGATATCTAACCAAAAGAGTTAATGTGGTATTCTCAGCTATTCGTGATGTACAGCGGGATTCAGAAGGACAAAAAAAAGACGCATCGGATAATTTATCTGATGCGTCATACTCAGTAGCGGGGACAGGATTCGAACCTGCGACCTTGAGAGTATGAGCCTCACGAGCTACCAATTGCTCCACCCCGCAATTTTTGCGTAAGTTAAATCTCCTAATTTTATTTTAATCGCCCTACTAAAAACCAATCAGAGCCCCAATTAACCAACTCAAAAGCTTTCGTTTCGCGTTCGTTTATGATCATGTCGGCACCAGTTATGTTCGTATTGAACTTAACCGTAACCGTATCTAGTGCTGTGATTATAAAGAGAGCTTTTAGTCCCACGGCATAAGTCGACATAGCAGGTGCATTTATTATTAGCTCATTAGTGTCAGCTATCGCCTTATAAGTCATAAATGGTCTATAAACTTCAAAATCTATAGTGTCCGTGGGTTCAATTAATTCAACCGAATGACCCAAATTTGAAACAGTAAATTGCTCGACCAGATACCAGCTATTACCGCTACTTATAAAATCTAGTGTAGTGGTGCCGTGCTTTACAACGGAGAAATACCCAGATTCTGTTAGTTTGACATTCTTGCCTTCTCGTATTACAAGTGTATCACCATTAGTCTCAATTACAATTGATGCACGATAGCCTGGGTACGCTTTTTCAAAATTCAAGACCATGTAGTCAACTTCATTTTCCAATGTATATACTGTAACCGCCTGGGTTGGATTAAGATTTACCGTGTCGGCAGACTCCACCTCAACAAGCGTTGAATAACCGAACTGGTACTTATCACCTACCTGAGCAAATCCGAAACTAATAGCCATAAACGTAATGGCTATTAGTAATAATGTTGTTTTAAAAGTTTTCATTTTTTGGTATAGTATTATTTATTATAAAATTTAATTATTCACCTGCCGGCTGTGCAGATACTATTGCTCCTATTGCCTCTTGTTTTTTTGGCAACGCAATAAAGAAATGTCTATAGTTTAACAAATTACGTTGATTTTCCGGGTCTGTTTTTGCTTCAGAATAATACATTTTAGTAGTACCTGTAGCTTTAAACATGCGTGGCACGAAGTATGCGACAGATGCTTGGAAATCAGTTGGGCTTGGAACACTGCCGATTGCCATTTTTGTATTAGCAGCTTCGCCGGTTCCTTTATAATACGGATTATTAACAAATTCAAAAACTTCAAATCCATACATGTTAGCAATTTTACCCGTAGTATAGTTGTAGTATTGATCTCTGAATTTCTGATCAATCGCAAGTAAGTCATTGACATGGTCGCTGCAAAGAACCAGTCTTCTACCCTTTACAGGAACCTCCATTTTGTCGAATTTTTTCTTCAAATTAATAATGTCCGATCTTGTTAGCATTTTTCTTACTCCATCGGCATCATTGTCGCCGGTAGTTGCAATAACTGGCGTTGAAGTGGTGTTACTTGTAGGAGCAAAGGCATGAATTGCTTTTAAATACTTAGTTTCTGCAATAGCTGCGGCGTGCCTGTCTTTTACGGATTGAATCTTGTCGTAAGAGCTAGCGTACAATTCATCATCGGTTACAGGAGTAGCCTTAGTCTGAAATTTATCTAGCCCAAACACAGCGTCACCATCTTCAAGCTCTTGAACGGGGATTGGATATGTAGTGTTGTTTATTAAAACATCCGGGTCACCACCCACGTCAACAAGATGAATTACATCATTTTCGGCATATTGTGAATAATCCGGTACTCCATCTAAAAAATCGGCAACATCGCCTGCACGTAATTTTTTAATTAGTTCACCTGTCCATATCTCGGTCAACACACCAGCACCGAGAGAACCTGCCGGAATCATCGGTATTAAGCTTAGTAGATTAGCACCTATTACTCCTGCAATAGGATTGAATCCAATTATACTTGCGATAAGAACACCAAAAAAAGTGTTCATAATTATTGCCGCTAAAATTGTCATTACTTTTCTCATTTCAATTTAATTTAATTTGGTTTTAATTCTTATTTAATTCTACATTTCCGGTGCGAAACCATACTCTGCCTTGAATAATTTCACATATTTTTCTTTGTCGTTTTCACGCATTTCAACTAATTCTGATGCGGGTACTTCACTCAGCTTAGTATATTCACTATTATTATTATTACCGTTTTTACTAATTACGCTTGTAACTTTTTGAGCCGGCTGTATGGTTTCAAGTGTTGCTTTTAGTATCTCAACACCGGCTTTTTTCCCTACCTCAATAAATTGATCTTTTTTATCAGCTGTGATACGTTTTTGTTTAACAGCTTCGTCAACTACCGACGTTATATTACTCAAGCGTAATGTTTCTAATTCTTTCTTAATTACATCTGAGGATTGTGCAGTAGTAATCAGTTGATCAATTTTTTTTAAAATTTCGGTTTCGTTTGCATTTTCTTGCAATCCGAGTTTTAATGCAATAGTTTTCATTTTTTTTATTTTCAAATTATTATTAAATAAATCGGGTTGTGATAAGGCTACATATTTTGAAAAAAGATTTTTTGAGCCTAAACTTTCAGCCGTTGTTTTGTCGATTGTTTCTAATTCTTCAATAGGATCGATAATAACATCAACTAGTCCTAAGGCTTTTGCCTCAGATGCTGTGAACCAGTAATCGTTGCCATCTAAATATTTGCGAAAATCTTTTGATTTCTGGCCACTTCGCTTAGAATATTCACTCAAGACAGTTGCCTCAAGTTTGCGAAGAAGCTTAGCTGTATTAATATGCTTTTGTGCATCGCCATAACTATAGCCGCTAGGTGCATGAATCATTAAGAAACCATTCCTGGCAATTTGAATTTCGTCAGCAGCTAGCATAATTATAGTTGCCATACTCGCGGCTATTCCATCGATTATTATTGTTACTTTTTTCTCACAATTCTTAATAGCGTTGAATATTGCGTATCCTTCAAAAACCTCGCCTCCGTAACAATGCATTCTTATTTCAATCTCATCATGTGATGTAGCTAATTGTTCAAGCATAGTACTTATTGAATTGGCTGAATGTTGCCATCTGCCTATTTCTCCGTACAATTTTATTTTACCAATTTTTGCCATTAATTAATGTAATTATGCATATGCTTTTTTTTATTTTAATCACAAAGTGAGCTCAAACTTGAGGTTTTATTTTTTTTCAAACAAATATTAGTCTAACAGTTAAACTAATGCGTATAAGCGTTATATAAGCACTTGCAATTAAGCAGAATACTCAAGAGTTTTGCATTAAGAATCATGTATTTCTATAAAAATGGCAAAAAAAACAAGTCTTGAGGCAAAACGTGAGTATGCTCGTATTCTTTATTTAAATGGGGAGACAGCAAGGTCGGCAGCTGAAAAAGCTGGCGTTACCCAAGCTACGCTTGGGAAGTGGGTAAAAGATGGCGGTTGGAGAGCTCTTAGAGCCGCCAGCAACATAACGAGACCAGAACTCGTCAATAAACTTTTATTGGGCATAAATAAAATATTAGATGACGTTAATGAAAGTGATAATCCTGCTGATTTAGCAGGCTTGGGCGATAAACTAAGCAAGTTTGCTGCTGTAATAGAAAAATTAGACAAGAAAGCTAATGTAGTAGATGTTATTGAGGTCTTCATGGCATTCAGCAAGTGGTTACAATATCGCATGACAATCGACCAGGCTATCACACCTGAACTAATTAAAGCAATTACGAAATACCAAGATCTATACATCAGCGAGCAATTAACACAAAAGAGTTAATATGAGCTCAGCTGCTTTAATAGAAGCTCGAAAACGATGGGATGCTCACTGTGAAGATATAGAGAGCCTTACTCCCTTATTCATTTTACCCGAAACCCCAAGTCAGAAATCACTTCGTATCGAAAAATTGTTAAAGAATTACGGTGAATTTTGCGAATATTACTTTCCACACTACGTTAAATGCGAAACTGCAGATTTTCAACTAAGAGCAGCCAATAAAATTCGCAAAACAAAAAACCTAAAAGGAGTATTCAAGTGGGCGCGTGGACATGCAAAATCAACTCATTTTGACATTTTCACCCCACTGTGGCTAAAAGCACTGGGTGAACTAAACGTAATGGTTCTGGTTGGGAAATCCGAAACTAATGCAATTACATTACTTAGCGACTTACAAGCAGAGCTTAAGGCTAATCAAAGATATATAAATGATTTTGGCGTACAAGTTAA